TACATTATTATCACTATCCCAAGCTATATTACCTGGGCCTTGGACACCACTTGTTATAGCATTAACGGGTGTTCCAGCAGTAATAGTACCATTAGCGTTTACTTTAACTGCACACAAAGATCTATAACCTGTTCCTGGATTATAGAAACCGTATACAAAAGTATCACTACCTACATAAACACAGCTACACTCGTTTTGGTAATAAGTACTCATTTGAGCAGAGTTACCCCAAGTTGCTGGTGATGCCGTAGGGTGGCTAACTGTACCATTACTATTAATAATCACACCCTTAGCATTAGTTAAAGAACCACTAGCTGTTGCTGTAATTGATCCACCAGACGCAGGTAGGTTGGTTATATTTGATCCATCAAAAGCAAGACCATTTATTCTGGATGCTGGTAGCGTTCCAGAGGAAAGATTTGAAGCATTTAATGAACTTAAACTTGCACCCGATCCACTAAAGGTAGTCGCTTCACATGTTCCAGTTATTTCTACTCCCGTACTTTTTGTCTGAAATTTTAGGTTATTATCGTAGTAAATTTTAACATCAGTACCAGCAGTTCCCCTGAGATAAGTATGTGACCCATTAGCATCAGTTAAATACGTCATATCACTTCGTATCCACAAAGCATCAGAGTCATTTTGGATGTATCCGTAGTAACTACCGTCGTGCCAGATTGATAAATCTTGAGAATTACCAAATCGAGCTTTACCGTTATCAGCAAAATCTAACTGTGCTCCACTAGCAGTTATAGATGTCAGAGCATTTAATTCGTTAGCCGTACCCGAACCAGTAATAAGTCTATTAGCTGCGTTGTTGTTGATTGTTGTTCCAGTTACTGTCTGCCAAGTATTGTCACCTCTTAGGAACTTGGAGCCAGTTGCTCCTGATCCAAGTCTTGCTGTAGCTACCGTTCCAGAAGACGCATTAACAGCAGCTAACGCTTGATCTGCGGTTATAGCACCTGTATTACTATTAAAACTTGTTACTCCACCTGTAGGACTTTGTAAGTGAGTGAAATCTGACATACTGTTAGAAGTTCCACTATTCCTAATATATGTCTTACTTTCATCAGTTCTAATAACTACATCACCCTCTTGTGTCGTTAATGCTAACTGAGCACTTTGACTATTAGCAGTTTGCACTGTTGTAATAGCAAGAGCGTTTTCCCACTCTAAAGTTGTAGGTGTTGAAGCACCAGCTTTTAAGTATTGATTAGCACTAGGAGCAGCTGCGGGTAATGTTAAGACAACATTACTTGGTACCGTAGCTGGAGCAGTTAGACTAATTGAATGTGAATCATCATCATCTGTTAACTGTAAGTTATCAGTAATAACAATACTACCCGATACAGTTGGGTTATTTGCAGGTAAAACTTGAGTCCAACTTAAATTTCCTGATCCATCTGTTTTTAAAACATAACCTGCTGTTCCATCAGCTGTAGGCCAACTTAAACCGTCAAGTACAACTTTACCAGACCCATTAGGAGCAATAGGTATATTACCATTACTAGCTGAAACAATAGAATTCCCGTTGACATCTAAATTACTTCCAAGTTTCACAAGTCCAGACCCATTAGGATCTAACGTAATATCTGCGTTACTTGTTGTAGTAATATTACCAGTATTAAATGTAACATTTCCTGAAGCACCTAACGTACCAACAGTTGTGTTACCAGCACCTAATGTACCAACAGTTGTATTTCCAGCACTTAATGTACCTGTAGTAGTTAGATTTTCATCTCCAAAACCAATCGCTCCAGTACTATCAGTTATAGTCGCTGCATTAATAGTTGTAGTATCAGCTTTTAACGATCCACCGTCTATTTGACCAAGTGCAATAATCCAACCTGTTGTAGATAAATTCTCATCTCCAAAACTAATTGCTCCACTACTATCTGTAATAGAACCATTAGCAAGAGTTAAGTTACCAATAGTTGAACCAGTTGAAGCATTAAAGGCACTTCCAATAGTGACTACACCAGACCCAGCTGGATCAATAGTTATATTATCATTATTGTTACTTGTGACAGGGCCAGTTAAAGTAATACCCTTAGATTCTACCTTACCAGATCTTTGATCAATAACAAACGTATCACCAACCTTAAATTTACCAACATGGTTAGTACTTGATTGCCAAACCTTACCCATATTTCTATTGACAACTTCATTAGCCTCAATAGGTACTCCTCCATTCTCAGGAGCAGCACGATAATCGGTTCCAGCACCAGTATACTCAAATGTATGACCACCAGTACTAATATATGACCGTTGATAGAAGTTAACAGTAGCACCATCCGTAATAGCGTTGGTTAAACCATCGTTAATTGCTGGATTGGTAGAATTAGTCTTCATTATGGTTATAGTCCAGCCATTTGTAGCTGTCCATGAACCACCCACGGGGGTAGCTGACACTATTTCATAAGTATCAGAACCAATAGAAACTAAATAGTTATCCCCTGGCCTTAAGTTAGCTGTACTATTATTAAATCCAGTACCAAAGTATCCAGATGTAATAGTTGTTGCATCAATATTAAATGAAGTTTGCCCAGCAGCTTTAGCACCATCTACTGTAGAAGTGAATGTTGTTGTAGCTGACTTACCATCTGCTATTAATCCGTATCTACCGTAGTCAGTAGTACAGTTAGCAAGGTTAAGCATACCACCGTTAAGACTCTTAGCGTGATAATGACAAAATGTTCCAAAGAATGATACTAACTGAGCGTACCCATTGTTAGTACATAGGATTCCTGGGCCATCCATGTTGATTTGAGTGAATGCATCGACAACAAATGACCTTAAAGGACTTGTTGCAGAAGGTACACTACCATCTACAAGGATACCACCAGCTGTCATACCAGAATCTTTATCTCCACCTAATCCACCAGTCTGTGTTACTGGATCATAAGCAGCATTATTGATGTCTGTATCAGATATTGATGTACAGTTTTGTATATATGGTGACTTTTTCAGTGAACAATTAGGTCTAAATGCAGCAATCCATCCTTGTACAGGAGGTAAACCATAGGTAGAATCGGGGTCTACGTTAGTTCTTTGCTCATTTCTATTAGCTTCAGGTACATATCCTGTAGCATCACCTCTTGCACTAGCTGTAGAACCACCTGAAGTAGTCCAACCACCAGCTTTCATACCAGAGAATGCAAATCCCCAAATATAAGTACCACTGTTCATTTCAAACATGGTGTTATATTCAGAAGTACCAGCTACAACTGCATTTGAAGCGTTGAAATCTCTACTTGTATCGTATCTTTGGGTATTACTTGGGTGTATAAAGCAACTACGCATTGTAGTACCAACAATAGAAACGTTATCAGCCTCTACACGTAAAGGTAAAACCTCTTGATAAGTACCAGCAGCTACAGAAATCATCCAACCTTGACCTACACGGCCTGCTTGGTTAGTAACTGTACCACCACTTACATATGTATGAGCTAAATTAGTATCAACTGTTGTCTCTAATTGGCATTCAAATGATGTATTACTTGTGATATTTGAGACAAAACGTAATGGATCATCTGCTTCAGGGAAGGTATGGTTGTTGGTACCACCTCCATAGTTACAACTCCAAACTAATCCAGCCATAGTAACCTTCATACCAACCCTTAAATTATGATTAGCATCAGTTGTTACTTCTAATAAACCAGTTTGATGGTTGTATGTAGCAGCTGTTACGTTAGTTGTAGTAGTTGAAGTTATATTTTCGTTTACATCAAGTAAAGCACCTCTAATAGTCTTCTTAGCTTTAATAATTCTATGACCATCGTTAAGATCATTACCATTAACAGAGTCTACATATACTACTTTAGGTTGTGAAGTGAATGTACCACCTGAAGTGATAGCTCTCCAAACACCAGTATTAGCACCAGTTTTATCCCATATAGATAATGTTTGATCGTTTAAGTGATCATACCATAATTTACCTTCAGTAAAATTAGTTTCTGTAGGAGCAGTACCTTTATTAGTAGTGTGGCTATAATATATAGCATCAAAACGTTTTGCTAAAGCTTTACCTGTAGCAATACTGTCATCACTATCCCAGTCAGGAGTAGGATAATTAGAAGTAGTAGTAGAAGCATCTAATTCTGATGAAGTGATTACATCATCATTCCTTATTTTAGCTAACTCTACAGTATTATCATTTATAGCTAGTGAAACTTCTCCGTCAGCTGTATATGTTGTTGTAATAGGTACACTAGATTGTACTCTAACAGTACCTTGTTGAGAAGCTGTAGAGCGATCTACACCAATAGTTACATCACCAACAGTACCACCAACAGCATGAGTTACATTTATAGCATCTCCACTAACTTGGTTTACCTTAATAACACCTTGGGTAGTAGGAGTACTACGCTCAGTTGAAATAATAGCACTTCCACTATAATTGGAATCAGTCTCATTTGAAGCACCGACTTTAATACCGTGCCCTGATTCGACAATAATAATACCTCTATTATTTTTAGTACTAAGTTCTCCAGATATGACAGCATCACCATTGGTGTAGTTAACATCAATACCGTCACCTTCATTTATCTTAACAATACCTTTATTGGTTTTAGAACTATCTTCACCTGATATTGTTGTCTGACCGTTAGAGTTTGTACCACCTGTAGCATCAGTTAAGTTAATACCTTCGCCTTCTATGAGGTCATCGAAGATAACTTTTCTTAATTGCTCACGGTTTACAGCATCATCATCTGAATCAGCACCAGCTACATGTTCAATTTTTCTATCAATACCTGATACTGGATGTGCTACATCAACAGCGTTAGCACTAAACTTAGATTCTTTAATAGAAAGTTTAGCTTCATTAACACCTTCTTCAGCAATATGCTGGATTCTTCTTAGTTCTGAGTTTAATTCACTAGCACGAATAGTACCTTGAGAACTAAAATCACTTTGAACTTCAGATGTAATACGCTCTAAAGTAATAATAGCATTAGCTGTTGGCTTTGCTACACCATTATCTGTATTTAAAGTGATCTGGGTATTTCCAGAATTAAACTGATAGTTATTTACTGGAGTGGTAGCTGCAATACTACCAGCGTTAGAACCGCTAGTATTAGATGCATCATATTGTGAGTGGCTTGTGCCAGCTGTACCAGCATTAGTAGCTTCTGCTTGTAGTACGGCTGTATTGGAATCACGGCTAGGTTCAAAAATATAAACCTTTAAGTCTGATCTATTTATTAGATCTATTGTTCCGAGGCTGAAGGTTACTGTATTACCATCCCCCGTATATTCGAGTCGTGTTGTTGCCATTGTTTATTGTATTTGGGACATGGGTTACTTAGGTATGTTTATAAGCTCTTCTATGGCATCATACCTACCATATTTACCATAAGATTTACGATCCAAGCGTGTTTGAATCTTTTCAGCTAGTTTAGGATTATCATACATTAATTGTTCCATAGCGTTTTTACGCTCTTCTACAAAAATTTTATGTACATCTTGATAAAATCTCTGTTCAAAAATCTTATCATTTTTATTTCTTAAACCTAAACGCTTGTATTCATCAAGATCATTACGCCAAACTCCTCCATCTTTCATAAGCTCTTCAAGCCTATAACGTAAGTCACCCATAGACATATATCTTTGGATCTCAGACATCTCATAAGAGTTTAACCGTACACCATTATAAGTAGCTAGTATCTTAGGGACATCAAAACTCATCTCTAAAAGACCTTTTTTAACAGGATCATCATCAGACCAGCTGATTGCAATAGGACTTAACCCATTAAACAACCTCATTAAAGGGTTCTCTGGGGGTGGATAATACTTCTTACCAGTACGATCTTTACTTAAAATATCATATTTAGGAGCAAGTGTAGACTTAGCACCTAACTCTCTTCTTGCTATATATTCAAGGATATTGTTAGCTTCTTTTTCATTAGCATCAATTATTCTACCAAGTTGATTAGATAGACCAGCATAAGGTAGAAGCTGTGGTCTTAAGAAATTACCCGCAATTCTTTGGATATTCTTCTCACCACCTTCTTTCCAGTTTAACAGTTCACCTAAATCTGCTACTCCTGCTAACATAGATTTATCTACAATAACAGCTGTAGTCATAAACATAATCTTACTAATAGCTTCATCTCTATAGTCTTCACCTAGTAGATGCTGATAGTTAAGTACATTTGCAGTAGCAGCTAGTAGTGTGTTGAATGGTTCTATATCTCTATATGAGACATAAACATTACCTAGTTTAAATGAATTAGGTTGAATACCATTAGCTTTCCATTGCTCTCTAGTAGTTTTATCTGCGGGTATATCCCCAGTTAAGTTACCAGTCATAGCAGCTATAGAAGCTAATCCTATAATTGTCCGACCCATACCCAAACGACCTTTTAAAACCGCTTGTTCATATTCAATTTTTTCTGGTTTTATACCATACTTTTTAAGTAATGTTGCTGGATCACCTCTCATTATATCTTGGTATCTATGTTGGAATCTTACCAACTCAGTATGACCAAAGGCTAATTCCAAAGCATTATAACCTGTTTTAACGAATGGGAAGAATGCTCTTAATCCAGTACCATGACCCACTTCATTTAAGAATTTAAACCTACCTTCAATTGGTTTGGTTAAGGCAGCTTCATCACCAGCCAGTCTTGTTGCTTGATCAGAAACAACCCATCTTTCAACACCTGCTTCATCTGTTCTACGTTTGAATATCATATTACGGAACTCTTCTTCCATACTTCTAGCTAACGCTAACGGGTCTTCAATATCAAGCTTACCTTCATCAACTAAATTCATAATTGTTCGGGCAGCTTCATTACGCATTTCCATACGACCAATAAGAGTTCTAGCCATAGCATCACCAGCACCCATAGCATTTCTACTATAAGTCATCCAAGGTGATGTGTTTATTTGAACTAGACTATCCATTGCTTCATATAGATGCATTTGATCTTTATCACCTTGCCTTCCGATATACTCCTTCATCTCTTGCCAATGTTTTAAATCAGTATCAAAAGAATAGTTAGTAGCATAATCTTGTTGCTTACGATTAAGACCTAAATCCCAGTTATGCTTGAACATTTTCAAACTTTCAGACCAAGCATCACCTAATGCCTGTACTTGAGCACCTGCTAAAAACATTTCTCGTTTATTACCTCCCATCCAAGCTCCTAAATAAGCCTGAAATGGACGTAATATACTAATAAAATTAGTACCTACAATAGCTTTGAGGGGTGTTTTTAAACTACTTAAGACAGAATTATAGTAAACAGAACGGGCTTCCATACGCCACCTACCTGTTATCTGATCTCCATCCATACGACCCCCTTTAATAAGAGCGTCAAAGTACTCGTGAAGATGAGCCATAGTTCTGACTTTACCATTAGTTGCAGCATAAAGAGCCATAAGATCTGCTCTCTGCTCTAGTGTACCTTCTTTAGCTAAACGAGCTAACTCATCAAAATGTTCATTAGTACGTTGGTTTATTATACTTAAATCTTGCTGAATTTTTCTCCTAATATCTGTAGGATCTAGTTTAGATTTTCCAGTAAATCTCTGCAACTCACTACCAGCCATGTAACTAGCTTTCTTCATTTCAAGCATAGACACTTTCATAGCATCAAATATTTGATCAGCTTGTCGTATCAAAGAAACACCTTTAGGTGCATCTAAAGTACCTTGAGCTATTAGCTGTACTCTTTTAGTTAAACTATTAGTAACTAAAGTGAGAGCGTGGAATGCTGAAGAGTTTACAGTTTCTATTGTTAAACCATCATAGCTATATACAGTTTTATTATCTTTATCAAGTTTAATCCACTTTTCAAGATTTTTGGATACATCTCCTTGGTTAAGACCTTTAGATACTTTACCGTCTTGGAACAAGACCTCGTACATCTCTTTAGACTGCCTTAACAAAGACTCTTGTATATCAATCTGATCAAGAGTATTTTTAGGAGCTTCCCAGATTTCTCGTGAAACATCCTCAACAACTTCTTTAATATACTCAGCTAAGGCTTTACTACCTCCAGCCATTCGTTTGATCTGGCTTTCTAAGAATATTTGAGTAGCAGCTGGGTTATCACTTCCTTTTCTAAAGTTACCAACAGTCTCTTGGATAGCTTTTTTTACAGCAACTTTAGGATCATCTAAAGGTATAGTTGCCTTTTCAGACATATCAAAAGATTCACCATTATTAAAAGGTGCTGGTTTATTTTTAGCTTTTGCTGATTGAAGAGAACTCATTTTCTCTTGCTCATTCCAGAAATCACTTTTACTAGCACCATTCTGTTTAGCTAAATCTTCTAGCTCATCTAATTTAGTAGTAATTTCTAAATCAGTATCAACTCTACTTAATTCAAGTTGTTGCTCAGGGAACCAATAAACACGTGCTTGGTGTGCTGGTACATCTCCTCTTGCTGCAACTTTATAAGTTAAACCTCCATAACCTAGTTCAGCTATCTCATCATTAAGACCTTCTATAAAATCTAAGACTCGATCTGAAGTAGCTTGAAGTTCAAGAGGATCTTCAACTCCTTTATTTTTTTGTTCTAAATTCCAAGCTTGCCTTTCTCGTATCTGTTCTACACTATCAAGACGTTCTCTAGGATAATAACCATAACCGTTTTCTTTAGCTGCTGCTATTAATTCAGCATAAGTTATCTCAGTATCTTTAGCCCATAATCTAGGCCATCTGTCACCTAAAGCCTCTTCCAGAGGACTGACTGCTTCTTCTTGTAACCTTTGTCTACGAAGAAGATTAGCTAGTTTAGTCCTAGATTTCCAAGGTATCTTTTCATCAGCATCAAGCAACCTAACTGGTCCTTTTCTGTCAGCATATATACCATCCCCCATAGGTACTCCTGGGGTTTCATCTACTCTATAGACAACACGATTTTGACCTCTATTATCTAAACGCCAAACTTCACCTTGTCTTGCACCGAGTTTGATTCTTTCTGAAGCAGAGACACTTAAATTATCTGTGACATAGAAACCATCACCGAATAAGTTCTCATCACTCCATACACGTTCTTGACCAGTGGAGAATTTCTCTTTAAAACCTTGAGGAAGCTTATCACCTTCATAACCTAAAGGTTTACCAAAGCCATCCTTCTTTTGTTTATAAGGTACCCCATGCCAGTATACTGAGTTATTACTAATACTGCGTAGATTACCTTCTTTTAATTCTTTGTATGTATTAAACTCTTCTGGTGAAAGATAAGTTCTTAAATAACTATTCCAAAGATCAGTAGGTATACCTTGACCTGTTTCAAGTTCTAGCTGCTTCATACTATCATTAGCGAAAGCTTGCGCCTTCTCACCTTCTTCGATAGTCTGCATAAGCTTAGTAGTACCAGCCCTGTTAGCTTCTTCAATAGTACTACCATTAGCCCTTGACCTTATAGCAGCCCATTTACCACGAGCTAAACCTACAAGAACATAACCACCTAGATTAAAACCAGCACCAGCAAAGACAGTTTTAATCCTTGCTGTCCAAGAGTTATCCTTTTCAGGATCAACTGCTAATGCTTCAGAGAAAGGTACCCAAGGAGCATACTGATTAACCAAGTTTGCCATGTTGGCATACTCTGAGCTTTCAGAAACGAAATCTGCAATAGCACCTTCAGTTCCAATTTTAACACCTCTAGGTAGGAAAGCTATAGTCCTAGCACCTCTCTTGGTTTTTAACAGACTACCGACTATAGGTATTTGACGACCTACTCTACCAGTTCTACTTGCTTTATATAAGCGGTGTGAAGCTTTAGCAGCAAGTTTATTTGCACCTAAAACTTTTCCTCCAATCCCCCATGTAGCAGCGTCTAGTGCGACAAACTCTACAATACCACGTGTTAGTTTACCTAAGCCTGATTGGTTTGCAGGCTCCCAGTTATCAGGGATTTCAAAGGGATTTTCTACATCATATTTTTGATGAAAAATGTTTTCTTCATCTTGCATCGGTAAGCCATAGGCTTTATGCATACCCCATCTAGCGGTATCATAAATGCGTCTACCAAAGCCACCGACACTTTCAACAGCATCAACTCCACCACCCCATAGGGCTTTACCAGTTTCTTGAACTAATTCTACAGGATTATCAGGAAGAAAGCCCATATCTTTAGCAGCCGTAGCTGCTTGCTCTTCTTCCTGTTCCACTTGTAACTGCTGCTGTTCTGCAAGAACGTTAGCTCTTTCAGCAATAGCTTCTGTACTGTAATGAGAAAGGTAGTTCTCTTCTTCTGGCGGTGTATTAAGTTCTTCGTCCATGTTAGTTAGTTAGTTTTGGGCCTCCATTCCCAGTGCCATGATTCTTTCTCATTATAATTGAAATCCCCACGGTCTTCAAAAGGATAGAAGTTAAATTTAGAAGCGTTATTATATAACCAGTTCAAACCATCTTGACTTAAATAGTTTATATCTATAGCTTTACCAGTATTATGCATTGAATGTCCAGCTTTTTTACTTCTATACTTTTCTGGATTCCAACCTGGATCACCTTTTTTAAGTCTATTTTCTTTTGCTATAAAAGCTTCATCAGTATCACTTAGATATTCGGCACGTTGATGTGCTACATTACGGAAACCAGAGTTCAACTTAAAGTCAAAGCCAGCTTCTTTAGCAGCTGCAAACAAGCCTTCTACATCTGGTGCAGCATCTTTATGTACCTTGACATCCATTTTAATCCCTTCTTGCTCATTACTGAATCTAACAAGATTACCTAAATGTGATACATCCACTAAATCGGCATCAGTTATTTCTCGTACCTCTTCAGGTACATCAAGGAAACTACCGTCAAACATAGGCTCTTGACCTAGTATATTACTTAATACACTTATCTTTTCTCTTTGCCTATCTTTTGGATTCATAAGTTCACTAGAATTTACCCATCTATCAGTACTTCTAGCTTCTTGTAAGATCTCATAATACCTTTCTTTACCTAATAACCTTTCAGCTGCGTTACTAAAATCAGTAAAGCGAACATCAGCAAATAATAGAGGTGAGTTTGCTAAATCAGGTGATACAAGTGACTGTTTATAGTTACCTATATTATTCAAGACAACTAACTTATCTTTTGCTATTTGTAAATTAGTTTGGTATAGCTTATGTAAAGGATTTTCAGGCGATACTTTATTCATACCCATCATTGCGTTCAACTCCATATTAGCTAACCATAAAGGTTTTGCATAAAAAGGAAGTCGATCATATTGTTTTTGTAGGATAATGTTTTCTTCTCTAGTAAATTCTCTTACATCTTCTAGTCTACGAGCTATAGGTACTTCTCTTTCTTCCATCCGAGTTATATACTCAGTCAAACCTTCGATAGTATCAGGTATAGCATCTCCAAGAACATCACCTCCCTCTACCTCAGGAGCACCCTCATCATCATCAACAGGGATAAAGCTTAACTCATCAGTTAAAAGTTCTGGATCAAAGTTTCCTGTTATATATGATTTCATACCAGCAAAGGTATAATTATTTAACTTTGGATCACTCCAGTTTTCTAAATTCTCTTCACCAAACTTCATAGCAGCTACAGCCATCCTAATAGATATTTCTCTATTATCAGATTTAGAATTAGCTAGTTCTACCATTTTAGTGGCTTTAGCTACCGTTGCTTGATATAAAAGTTCAGGATTATCAATAAGCTCTTGATAGCTAACATCAGATTTTAAACCTGCTTCTTGTAAAACAGTTTTATATTCGGCTTCTGATACTAAGATATTTTCTGGAAGGGGATTATCGAAATTAGGATTCATTGCAGCTACTAAAGCTGAAGGTTCTATCATACCTCTTTCATCCATAATACGTTTAATAACCTTTTTATTACCTGCCGCAATACCTTCACGTTGAGGAACAGTTAGACTCATAAGCCAATCTACTTCTGCTTGTACTTCTGGAGGCCATTTCTGTGGCTCTACTCCTTCAGTTAATTCAGCTTGATAGTTGTATAAAACTTGAGCAGGTCTTTTGAATGGATCTTTTTGAGCTAATGTAGTCCAGATAGGATCTAGTCTAGTACCATCAACGCCAAACTTTGTTTCAAAGGCTTCTGGCTTTAGACCAAAACTTACATCCTTATAATAATCACCTTCATAGTTCTTAGCATCTAAAGCTATCTTTCTAAATATTTTATCGTTTTTCTTTGTTAGATCTACTGATTTATCAACTTTTGTACTAGGAGCTAGATTAAAATCATCATAGGCCCAACGATCTGTACCTGTATCATACTTATAAAGATTTGGTATAGGAAGATCATGGTTAGTGTCCCGTTTCCCATCATTATCCCAATCAAACGCTTGCATGTGTAGTTGTGTAGCTTGATTTAAAGCATCTATTCTACTCATACCTTGTTCATTTTCTAGCCTTTTAGATTCTGTGGTAATAAAGGCCCATGATTTATCTATAATTTTTTGAGATTCAGCTACATTCTCATCTACTCTAGCTACTTTATAAACTCTTTTTTTAATCTTATTCAATAGCTGTTCTGAATATGTTTCTTTAACAGCTTTTTCTTCTGTAGTTCTTAAATAAAGTTGATCAACTACTACCTTATCCTTTCTGAATTTATCTTTAACATCTTCAGAAAAACGATTCATCTGAGCTTCAGTTATCTCACCACCTTGGGATGCTACAATATTGTTTCCCGTTTCTGTAGCAAGAGTATCATCTCGGATGTGCTTAGATTCGTTAATTTTTTTACGAAAATTTGCAACTAGACTAATAACTTCTGGAAACTGTTTATATTCATTTTCTAAATCATCTAATAATTTATGAGCACCTGTAGTATCTAAAGGGTTCTCAGGATCATTAGTACGCCATCTCGCAAATATCTCAGCACCTCTATCGGTAACTAAGGTTTTTACATTTCTATTCTCTTCTTCTACTTTTTTGTAATGAGCTTTAATAGAATCAGCTACAAACTTTTTAGTATCAAAAGCTTTCCAAAGTTCTGGAAGAGTTTGCCCTCCTTTTGGTGTTAAACCTTTGATATAAATCTTTGTAGTATCAAGAATATCAGCAAGCACAGCTATGTTATCAATATTATCATCTTCAGATGCAATATCTTTAAGCATACCAAGTAAAAGGTTATTACCAGTTTCTTTAACTGTACCATCTAACTCTCTACCATATGATAACTGTTTAGCTAAACTAGGTAAAACTTGTATTGAATGTTTAAGTTCCTTTATGAATTGCTTTTTACCTTCTTCACCGTTGCTAAAAAGGTTTGGTATACTAACTTCAAAATTTGATTTAATAGCTTGTATACTTTCTCTACCAGCTTCTCTTGTGTTCTCTTCTAAAACTTCTTGTTGGAATTTACCTGTTGCATCAACAATAGTTTTGGTTAAGTAAGTATTAACAATATGTTGATCAAAGCCGTAGCTATTATCTTTTACATATTCACGTTGAACATGAGCAATAATCTCATCTTGAGTTTCAGGATCATAGTTCCAGAACTGACTTACTGTTACCTCTTTACCTGTGCTAGTTGTAATTGTTTTTAATGCTAATGGTTGCCCATCTGGACCAAGAGGATTAGCAGTTAGTTCATTTATAAGATGACCTTTCCATCCTCTACTAGCTTCAATTAAAAGACCTCTTCTATAACCCCAAGCAACATTACTACCCATCTTACGGATGTTTAGTAACTTTTGCTTTTCTTGTAAAGTAGCTCTATAAGCTTTAGCTTCTAGCTCATCTGTTTTTTCTATAACAGCACCGAACTGTTTTTGAACAGCATCATTTATTTTAGCAGTTTGAGCCTTAGACAACTCCATGTAAGCCTGTGCTTCTGGATCACCTTGGGCTGCTTTCGCTCCCATCACAAGACCTTCTTCTCTTTTAGCGTCTTGATGAGGTTTATAGATTTTTTTAGCAGCTGTATCTAAAGCTGTGTTTAGAGTATCACTGAACTTAGCTAATTGTTTTAGCTTATAGTCATCATTACCAGCAGCTATACCAGATATACGATTTAACTCAGAACCAATAGAATTAGATTGCCTAATCATTTCATTAACTGAATCAACTCTATCCTTGTCTGCTTGCCTTGCTTTCTGTGCAAGCTTGTTGGAGTTTGTGATAACTCCTGTACGGCCTCTATAGCCTGTACTACGTGTTTGTCTTTCGTATGCCATAGTTAATTAACCCGTTACTGTTCCAGTTGACCAGTTCAAATCTTTCCAGAAGTTCTCACCACCAATAGCTGAACCAGCTGAAACAGCCGTTGTAGCACCACTGAGGATTGGGCCTAGTATAGATGGTTTGCGTGGAGTAGCTTGCATTATAGGTTTGATAGGTTCATAAGAAGCAGCTTTCTGGGTAGCAATACTCTTAGTTGAGTTAATAGCAGCTACATCTGCTGAGTATTTATCCAGATCTATACCATATTGTTCTATAGCATAGGCTCTGAATACAGAATCTTGTGATGCATCTATCTGTGCTTGTTCAAACCCAAACTCTCGTTCAGCACCTTGTAATAATGCTGCTAAACTGTTACCACTTTGGGCACCACTAGCAAGGATTTCACCTTGTGCTGCTATAGATTTAGCTAGGTTATCTTGTGTTTTGAAAGCTTGTTCTGCCAGTTTCTCATTCTTCTCAACCTGTGCAGCTACAGAAGCATTGTCAGCATTTATCTGATTGTTCTGTCTGACAGCAGCTAGTTCTGTTTGAGCAGCAGCATCAGCTTTTAGCTCTCTTTCAAATACATCACCTTTTAATTTGTCATTATATTCAGCGATTGTTAATTCATTAGCATACTTAGTTGTTGCTGCATGATTAGATCTTAATACCGCATCTCTTCGGGCTGCATAAGCAGCGTTTTGCTCTTGTATACCCGTAGCAGCTTGGGCAGCTCCAAGTGCTATTGATACAGCTAGTGTTGTACACATAGTTTTATAAACTCAATTAGAGGAACACCATTGTAAACATGGTAGTTAAGGAATTTAAACCTTAATAGTTTAAGTAGTTTGATATGATTTTCATTCCGCATATCTGCGTAGTTCCATAAATAAGGATTGGGTAAACTGTCTACCCAGCGTTTAGCTTCCCTAATAAATGTATGAGGGTACTCTTCACTAGCCTTAGTGCAAAGCATCCATATGGCATTCTCAGGGGTTACTCCAGCCACTCCAGCAGCCTTGCCGTTGGGAACCTTAAAGAAAACTGAGTATGAGGAATCAAAATAAGATTGAAGGATAACTGTTGTTGCAGACATTTTTGAGGTGTCTTCAGCTTCCTTCTTATCTTCAGGACGTAAATTTAACCCTACACTTAGAGCTAAGTCAGGGGTGCAGGGTTGGATAAATTTACTTTCGTACATGTCGTCTGGTGTTATATCTACCGTCCCAGCTTGCTGAAACAATAGTTGCGGAAAAGGGTTGGTCTATTTTTACTTTAAATCTAAACTTATCATTCTTTCTGTATATAGGTACTCTAATTGATTTATATAATAAAGAAGGTATCTCACCAAACTTATTCCAATCTGTTAGCATACCTGATTCATTTTGTGTATAGAGATTAGCATTACCTATAACATCATCAACAGTAAACGATACAGGACCAGATAAACCTAATTCAAAGTTATACCCTCCCATTCTAAGATCACCATCTATATCATACTTACCTTGATCATAAGAGAAGTAATACTGTGGTAACTCAAATTCAGTTATGTATTTATACCCAATAGCCATATGCCATTTAGACATATCACTTAAAGTTTTTAAAGCATATGTTGGTGCTTCTGGGTCACCTCCTGGGACTATAAACCATTCTTGACGGAACCCGTTATTAAAGGTCATAGTAGATCCAGATACCGAATCAGGTATCAAAACTGTACCTGCTTCCCCATCACTAGGCTCGTAAGCAGTAGTATCAGGATCATCTGGTGCTCCTGAGAGTACAACAATTTGTGGGTTGTATGTTTGATCAATAGTATAAGGTAATGTAATAACAACAGGTCTAGTAGTATCTCCAGAATTACCACCTAGAGCTACAGAAACACCTGTTGTAGTGTTACTACCGTCACCTTGTTTATACATCACAAGGTTATCTAAAGCTGCTTCAAGTTTACGATTAACTCTTAAACCAGCTTCACCTTCTCCAATGGTTTGAGAATCGTCACCAATAGTATAGCTTCTAGCACTCATACTATTATTATCACTTAGGTATTCATACCTATTTAGTATAACTTCACTATTATCTTGTAGTGTTACAGTATAGAAAGCACCTCCAGTATAGAAACAATGCCTTAATACACCTGTTAATGTCCAAGTATACCAAGCTGATTGTTCTCTCTGCTCTCCAGAATCAAAATACTTATAATTATAAATTGTAGAGGTGTTGAAATTAGTGTTATGATAAGTAGAATTATTAATACCAAAAGTTACTAAACCTAGATCTGCTGATCCTGAATTTACATTTAAAGTTTTTGGTAGAAATGAAGGGACCACTCTAGTTTGATCTATTATCTTAGGCGGTACACTCTCATCTACTATAGCCATCTCAAACGCTTTACTGTAAGCCCCCGTATGGTTAACAAACATATAGGTTGTACCCATATCTAATGGCTTAATAGTAGTGCTACATTCATAGCCAGCTACTTTTTTAAGACGAGCAGTTTTAGGAGAGAAAGAGTCTTGCTCACTAAATAGCATAAATTGTCCAGCATCACTGAACATTAACACACCTTTTTGTGTAGGTAGTACGTGATTAATATATGCTGGTTTTACATCTGATACTGATATATCAATAGGGTTATCATCACTGGAAGTTATAGCTGAGACTGCAAAGAAATTATGATAATCACTTGGTTGGCTTAATACTATTTGTTCATCTGCAATTAAACCTAATCTATTTCGATAGAAAAATATTTGTGATATTTTTTTACCAACAAAAGATGGATCGGGATTAGTAGTTATAGCATCACCAACTTTACGTTCATCCCATCCTACGTTGTTTGGGTTACTACCTGAACCTGATAATTCACAAAATTGAAAGCTTGCTATATTACCACCTGAACGTACAGCTACTAATGCATGTGGCATAGTATGGTGATCCAGCCCCGAAACAATTCCTGGGGCTACTGTTTCTTCCCAGACACCAGAACCTTTAATTCCATCATCTGCAACAAACTTTAACCAGTAGTTGTCAGCATCAGATTCTTCTGTGTTAGCAACTTCTACTATATAACCATGAGCACATTCAGAAGGTAGTTTAGATATATCTTGAGCACTATCTTGGAATACTGATAAAGCTTCACCAGCCATACCTCCTAGTACTTGTACATTCATAGCAGCGGTACCAGTTTTTTTAATTAAAATACCATTACCTACTACTGTAAAAGTATAATTATTAGCACCGCCTGGGTTATATTCATCATCTAAATCTTTTTTTAAACCATTAAGTACGTTCGCCATACTTAAGGTTCCTCTGTCTGGATTCTTAGGTGTTATGTGTTTTGCTACACCAGATTTATATCTATAAGTTTGATACTCTTTAGTACCTGTAATTTCTATATCATAACCAACCACTGTATTTGTATCATCAGGAATACCAACAGCATTAGCTAGAACAGTACCTACAGGGCCAACATCAGTACCGCCATCTTTTAAAGTAGCTGTGGCTGTATAACGTATATCATAGTTCTGAACATAACCTAAGAATTTAGTCTCATCATCTGTTTGTTCGTTACCATTAGAGTCCTCTTGATATTCTTTTGATTGACTCTGGAACATTGGTTGTCCATTGACTATTACAGTAGCTCTTATGCCTTTAGCATTAGCAGTACTACCTCCGTCATAATCCTTTTGTCCTGACAAACCTGAACCAGTTTTAGGATGCTTCCAGCTAGATTTACCAGCAACACTTCTATTACTATTAGTTAAATCTTCGTTTAATTCATAGCCACCATTGCGGTATACAGTAATACCTGTTGCCATTTTCTTTGTATCAGCATCAGGCATAGTTGCCCCAGCTGCCCCAATATGTATGACATACTCAGTATTATATGCAAGAGTATCTATCTTAACAAAAGCGTATGGTTGTGCTACAGTAGGAGAACCACTACTCCAATTAAAACCAGTTGTAGTCCCTGCGGTACCTACAGTTGTATTTGGATTAGTTATATATGTATAATCTTGGATAGTATGCGTACTTAAAGTACCTGCTCCACTGAGGTAATTATAAGCATTACCTGAGCCTTCAGTCACATTAACTGAAACTCCTGTTTCTGCATTCCACACTCGTATAGGTGAAGATCCAGAGTTAGCAGGGGTAATCTGTACTATAAATTTCTCTCCTTCTTTATTTAAAATCTCAAACCACTGTCCAGTTGATGTAGTATTAGTCAGCTTATTCACATACTCAGCTGGAGGACGTTTCATTAAGCCAAAAGTTACATCAGGAACAGCATTATCACAGGATCTTAGCTGGCCTGGAAATTTAATAAAATCTGGCTGCTGGGAAACCCCACCTAAAAAGTTAGGAATACGTTGATTAATAGCTGCCATTATCTTTTAATAACTTGGAATGGTTGGTAGCCTTGGTATGGATTACGTTGGGAACTATCTTGGAAGATATTGTAGTCTGCTTGGTTTGTATCATACTGGATACAGGAAGCCCTTGCAAGCGTCTCATCTGGTGACATGACCTCATTGGCCTCAGGGTTAGCTATCATGCGGTTAGAGGCGATCCTAGATGCCTTAGCGGTGACGTAATCACGGAATGGTTGGGGCATATCATCAAACTCATATAACCAGATAATATCACAGTAAAGAATATTCTCTGTTAAGTCAGTGAATTTGTTAGTATGTTTATAGCGATCATATAGTTGTGCTACTTGTTGTCCAGTAGCTAGAGTTCTTGTTCTCCTGACAACATCATAATTGTCTGCATGTTTATACCTATTTGGATCTACCTGTAAGGCATTTGCGGGGAACTCAATCTCATTGTTATTATCAACAGGTAGAGGGAATTCGATTTCTGAATTGAAAGCCCATCCTTCTGCCTGAACTTCACGACAAACTTGTCGAAGAGTTTTCTGAGCAATAGCAACTTCTGGGCTTTGAGTATCCAGAGTGTTTACAGGAGACTCTCCAACACTCATTAATATTGAGTTTACAGCATCCAGTTCTGTGGACGTTGCGTATGTTAAAGTTGTCATAAAAAAAAGGGGGAGCCGAAGCCCCCCATAAATGTATATTTAGAATGCGGTAGGTGCAGTGTTGGTTGTATGTAGCTCAACACAAGCAGCAGGGTTTAGATAATCTGCGCCCATAGCGAGTCTTCCGAGGATTACATCACCTTGGTAGATGACAGAAACATCGCCAGAAGTTACTTGAACCTGTGGTCCAATAGTTTCTACAACACCAGCAGCTTCTTTCTGGAATATAAGTCCACAAGAAGTTGCGAATCCGTTAGCAGGGCCATAATCATTATTGATTCCTGTTACAGAAGGCTCACCATTCTCAACAGAAGCTCCAACAAATGAACCAGCATTATCAATAGTAGATGCAGTACCATACTTGCCTTGGAACGGAACGTTCATAGACTTGAAGATCTTGATACCAGCAATAGAGATAACACCACCACCTGTTTGAAGACCTGTACCTTGCTCGTCACGGTTGATCAAAGCATTTGAAGATACATTCTCTATTAGCGAATAGTATTGGCGTGGAGAGAGAACCGCACATCTGCCGTCAGTACTCAATCCTTTCTCGTCTAAAATAGCAGCAGCTTCAAAGAAAGCAGATACAATCTTAGCAGAATCAAGTGCGTCAGCAGCAGCACCAGTACCAGTACCAACCTGAAGGGTTGTTCCACCTGGTTCTAGCTTACCTGTAGCAGAGATTGGGTGGGCTGCACGAGCACCACGGGTGATCGCACGGAAGATTAAACGGTCATACTTTTCAGCAAGAGCATAGCCGATCTTCTTAGAGATTTCTCCTCTCAATTCGTAGTGAGCAAGGGTCTCGTCCAGATCATACACGAAAGCAGAACTGATCAATAGGTCATCAACGACTATTGTTTTTTCTGCTACTGGGGGATCGCCTGAACCCAAGATAGGGGTTCCTGGAGTGTGGAAAGCCGCACCCATGCGTCCTGTGTAGATGAACTGTAAACTCTTACCGTTCTTAAGTGTACGTCTCGTAACCATGTCACGAGCGATTGTGTTGTGCTGGAATCCTTTAAATAGTTCTCCAGAAAACAACTGTAAATAGGTGGCGTACTTATCTGTAGCACCACCGTAACCTGTACCTGTAGATAGATTTATCCTACCTAAGGCGGTTTGGGTAGCATTAGCCATTTAAGAGTAAATGTGAATGTGTATGTTTGACTTACTCTAATCGATTAGAAATTTTATTGTTGAAATTTTAGGGTATTTCATCACCACAGCTGCGGCAATAGGGTATCGAACGTATTCGGCCTAAAGCCAATTACAGAGAGGTCCGACTCTGAGGTGCCTCTCTGCTTTGTTTACAAGGTAGTCAAAGCTTCTTCAATCCCAATATCTTCTTCAAGATCATTGAGTTCTTTAGTTGCTTCTTTAACTTGCTCTACCTGTTTAGCTTTAACAGCTTCAGGCTTAGGGTTGTTAGTTATAAAACTGGTGGGTATAGCGTTATCCATTAGAAACTATACTTAGCTCCAGCTTTAACATTGTAAACATTATCGAAGTCGCCAGCAGAAATACCAGAGAACTCACCATAGAATGCTAACTTATCTGTAGCATTAAGGTTAGCTCCGATCTTTCCAGAGAGTTCAGTCTCAGTACCGTCAACACCATTAGCTGCTAGTACTGTTGGACCACCTTGTACATAGTAGGCAACTTTATCTGTGCCTCCTTCGTAACCAACGTGGATGTCTATAGCTCTAGCTACATATTCAGAACCAACATGACCTTGGTTCAATTCTGTGTTAACGTATACGCCAGCGGTTGCAGGTGCAGACGCTAGAGTAGTTGCTGCGAGAGCAAGTGCAATTGTTTTCATTTAATTAAGATTTGATTGTTTTTGTGTATGTAACACCACGATACTTTAGTTTTACAGTCATTGTAATTCCTTAGTACCTAAGCCCCGTTCCATGCTTAGGTTTCATGCGTCCATGAAAAATGGATGAACGGACGTGATGTTTAAAGTTTTTTGTAAATGTCGTTAGCTGATAATAAAATTTTAATTTTAGTAGAGGGACTACTAGCCTTACTAGCAGCATTAACTCTTCTATCAAACTTATCGTATTTATTAGGCATTTAATGTTACCTCAGTAGCCGCTAAATCTAGCGGGAAATTGTGTGCATTTCTTTCATGCATTACTTCCATACCTAAGTCGGCACGGTTAAGTACGTCAGCCCATGTAGGGATGGTTCTTCCATTTGTGTCAACAACGGACTGGTTAAAGTTAAAACCGTTGAGATTAAAAGCCATAGTGGAGACTCCCATAGCGGTAATCCATATGCAAAGGACGGGCCAAGTAGCCAAGAAGAAATGTAAACTACGGCTATTATTAAAGCTAGCATACTGGAATATGAGTCTCCCAAAGTAGCCATGAGCCGCAACAATGTTATACGTTTCTTCCTCTTGACCGAATTTATATCCATAGTTCTGAGAATCTAATCCAGTTGTTTCACGGATTAATGATGATGTAACAAGACTTCCATGCATTGCAGCAAACAAGGCACCTCCAAACACACCTGCTACTCCGAGCATGTGGAAGGGATGCATTAATATGTTGTGCTCTGCTTGGAAGACAAACATGAAATTAAACGTACCCGATATACCTAGAGGCATACCATCAGAGAATGAACCCTGACCGAATGGGTAGACTAGAAATACAGCAAATGCCGCTGCAACTGGAGCCGAATATGCTACACATATCCAAGGTCTCATTCCTAATCTATAGCTAAGTTCCCATTGACGTCCCAAGTAAGATGAGATACCAATGAGGAAATGGAAGACGATGAGTTGGTACGGCCCTCCGTTGTAGAGCCATTCATCAAGGTTTGCAGCTTCCCATATTGGGTAAAAATGCAATCCGATTGCGTTGCTTGACGGGACAATCGCTCCCGATATGATGTTGTTTCCATAGAGTAAAGATCCAGCGACAGGCTCACGGATACCGTCGATGTCAACTGGAGGGGCTGCGATAAACGCAATAATAAAACATGTAGTTGCGGCTAGTAAGCAAGGTATCATAAGCACACCGAACCACCCCACGTAGAGGCGGTTGTCTGTGCTTGTTACCCACTCACAAAACCTATCCCAATTAGAGGATTGATCAAGAGTAAGTGTTGACATTAAAATACACCAGGAATAATTTGGCCTGTGAATATGTAAGCACCTAGTAAAGCTGTGAATCCTATCATAGCTAATTGCCCGTTAGTGCGTTCAGCTGTTATAAAATAAGACTCTTCTTCAGGTGTTCTTGCTTTTGTTTCTTTAGCAAGAATGTTTTGCTTTCCGTATTCTGTAGTAACAGTCATTAGAATAAAATAAAAGTTCGAGTGTGGCGAGGATGATCGGTCAGGTCGCCACAAAAATTAAATAAATATATAAAGAAATATCTATGACCATACACACTCTACCTAAATATATTTCTAATGCATATAACTTAGACATTCAAATTAGAACGTTCAATCTTTCTCTGAACGTCTGCACGATAAGCTGGATCTGTTTCATACTCAGGTTTATTCATATCCCTGACTACTTCAGCCATGCTTCTATATCCTTCACCAGCTACAGGTTTCTTACCTGTAACTACATTAGAATCTCTACCTTCTGCTTCTTCCATTTGACCTACAAGTGCTTTGATTGCAAATTTAACAGCTGATTTATTACCAGTAGCTAGGACATCATCAAAAGATTCGATGTCATTTTTAGCTAGATTATCACTAGCCCATTTCATTAGGTCATTATAACCTGATTCACCACCAGCTAGACCTTTAAGGTCAGAGACTTCTGATTCAGATAGCTCAGGTTGAGCAGCTGCTTCTTCTATACCTACTTCTTGACGTACACCTTTAAGGTATGCATCAACAACAGTTTTATTTAAACCAGCTTCACCGAGTTGCTCGTACATCTCATCAGTAAGAGTACCATTATTCTCAGCGAAATGCTCATTCATCTTGAATGGATCTATCTCAGCTTTCTGGAATATACCTCCAAGGTTATCACCATATAATTCTTTAGCAGAATCGTAGTTTACACTACCATCTTCTGCATAGAACTGTGGTTGATCTGTTGTCTCAGGCTCAGGTGTTGCTGTTTCTTCTTTAGGCTTACCTTCACCCATCTTTTTCTGAAGCTCTATATATGCACTCTCTAAGTCTTCAGCATTCTTATACTTACCAGCTAATAATTGTTCTTGTTCTTTCTGCATCTCCTGACCGACAGCTAAAGTCTCAGAATCTCTGGCTTCAGCTTCAGCTATTGCTACTGGGTCATTAGATGGATCATAAGTTATTGTTGGCATAGGTGCTATTGTAATTGAGATTGTAATTGAGCAGCAGCTTCACCAATATTCTCTGCTGCTTGTGGGTTTTTAGCGGGGTCTAACATAGGAGCACTAGCAAGTTGACCAGCTTGATCAGTTAATGACTGCATCTGCTGTGCCTGCATTGCTTGTTCTTCCTCTGCTTGAACATCTTGTACACTCTTGACTAGGTTAAGTACATCAATTCCTTGTGCAGCTGCGAGGCGTTTGATAGCTTCGTCAGGATTCAAGAACTTCATCAATGCCTCTGGTCCCATAGTTTGTGAGACTGTAGTTACAAACTGAACTAAAGCTTCACGATCTTGACCACGACCTAATGCATTAACACCAGCTACTATAGTAGGTCTGACTAGACCTTTAGGTAATGCTGGTATCTGTTTAGATTTGGTGAGTGTATGCATCTTTCTACTTAAATATGGTATTAGAAACTCAGTAGTTAAGAGTGAGAATAAACCACCCAACTGTTGTTCTAATTCCATCTGTGTCATACGAACTTCTTCCGCTGTAGTGCGTTCGCTTTGACGTACATTCAAGACAAGGAAAGCTTCTGCTAATCTCTTCTCTAATGTATTGACAAGCTCAAATGCTGTACGGAAGTCAGCAGTTTTACCTACTTGTACTACTCCTATATCATCTGGCCTTCCCTGAATGATAGCTCCATTCCCTGCTTGTGCTAGGCTCTGAGGCTTAGTCACACTGCTAGGAGATACTGTGAAAATAACTTTGGCTGCTGCTGCACTACCTTCCACGAGGGCTTGCATTAATGCTTCAAGAGACTTGAGATCACCAAGGAACTCTTCTACTCTTGAACGTCCGTAATCTTCTCCATCAACAGTTACAAACCTGAGGGGGAGCCAAGGACTCTTATCCTTTGGAGCTTTACCGTAGCTGTCAGGTAATCGTATGTCATCAGCTTCTTGATACCAAGTCCAGCCTGTACCTTTACGTTTAACACAAGTGTAGACATCAACATCTTTAGAGCCGTTAGCTCCACTGTCATCTACTGGGCTGTTAGGTTTCTTAGCTGTCTTAGCCGCAAACTGTTCTCCTAATAGTTCCCTATTAATTTTTTCACGAGTTACAATTTCCGTAACTGATCCATTACCATCCCTCTCTACTACATAACGGTTCAAAGGATACATCTTTAAACCTTCTGGTCCCATATAAACTAACGCATTACCTGTCACTACCAAGTGCTTGATAGCAGAAAAAATTTGAACACGATCAGTAGAGGCAGCAATGCTGTCCATAATCATTCGTTCAACCTTAGCAAAACTAAGATCTAATTCACTCTTGGCTTCAGCTGGTATCTCAACTCCAAGTTTAGAATCATCTAATTGAAGTTTGAAGAAGCTAGTCGAGGGAGGGAGTAAACCTAACATAAGTTTAGAACTTAATGTGGTAACCCCCTTAGCCCCGATTGATTGCCAAGGTGTTTTTAATTTAGTATAATTTGCAGTGACATCTTCTTGTGTAAGAAGAGATGGTATAGTTAATTGAGCACATTCAATTGCAATATCAAGAAAGGCATTACGATTACTTGTTAGTTCATGGTAACGTTGCCTTGCGCTTTTCATTAGTATTTCTTGTTAGCTCCAGTGTTAATACCTTGCATTGTTCCTGGACCAGCTGTGCCAGTACCAGCAGCATTCTTGGTAGATAATTGAGTGGTGCCTTTAGCTTTAGCTTTCTTATTTGTTTTCTTAGCTACTACTTTTGTTTTAGTTTTAGTAGCATCAGCTGGTGTTGGTGTAGGTGTTGCAGGGAGATCTGCTTTAACTTCTTCTAGTGGAGGTGCGATAGGAGGTGGATCATTGGGTTTGATCTGTGGTAGATCAGGAGCCTTAGGTGTTTTAAATAAATTTCCTATACACATAATTATTCTTTGAGTTGTTGTTTCAATAATTTTATTATTGATAATTGACCTGCTCGATAAGCGATCTGTTTAGGATCTAAATTATGATCAGGAAATTTATCAGGAAAACGTTCTTCTAATTCCTCTACAATACGCTCTAGTCTTCCCCAATCAAGCGTACTTTGGGAGGTTTGTATTTGCAT